GGGCCCAATATTTTCCAGATTGATGAGTGTTCCCCCAGAGCCCCTGCTAGCGAGCAGTATTATTTGGGGGAGGTGTAGAATGAAAGTAGCGCTTCCTCTAGAGCGTTGCTGTCTACTTCAGCATAGAGGGCGGACATCGGAAGGTTGAAGGCGGCCATGTAATCAGGTACGGTGTGTACTGACTCTCGTAGTCCCTTCGGTGCCTTGAGCATCTGCTCGGCTACCCCTTGCAACACCGATCGCTCCCGTCCATGAGCGCGGTCTCGTCTGTTGCTAAGTTGACGGAATAGAGGTACAAAGGGATATATGACGGAATACGCGAAGAGTAAATCGTCAAAATATCGTCTCGCATCATCACGCGTTCTGCAGTGAATGTGCGACCCAGCGGTGGCAAATATTTTTCTCGGGTCGGCCACCCAAACCCACTTTTCTTCTCCCGCTTCGTTCTCGGCACGCACGAGGCGTGACTGACAGAACTCTATCTGAAAGATGTCTGAGGACATTGTTTCCAGTTTCAGCTCATGTCCCATGTCGAGAAAGATACGGGGGAAGCCCTCTTTGACGGTTTCAACATCATCGGGATGGACGAATATGATACAGTCATCACCCTTATCGGCTATGTCGAAGCGCTTGAGGCCCAACACGTGGAAACAGGTAATAACTTTTATGGTCATGGAGGTCTTGTTGGAAAAGGCGGTGTCCTTGGAGCCAGAGATTCGGATGGAGTCGATAGTCACAGTATACTCAGGAGTATGGATCTTGACATTCTTGGTCACATCAACGATGGGGGAGATGTCGTGATTTGGGAAGCACTTCTTCTGAAACCAAATTTCCGTCTCTCGGTCACGCACGTGGGCGTCCCATCCCTTGGCATCCAAACCTATTAAGTAAGGATACACGCCATATTGTCTTTTGAAAAACTCATACTTGTATATCATCAACTCGGCTTCCTTTTCTTTGTTATACCCTGAGACAATCCAGGGATTGGGGACGCCGCTGTCCTTGCCTCGGGGACAATACTTCCTCATGGGGCCCATCGCCGACAGGTGCTTACAGAGGTAGGCATCGAGTGGGTTGATGATTTGGCCGTAGAGAATGTTCATCTCGGGCGGGGGACAGAGTATGAGCCGCGTCTTTTTCCCTTTCTTAATCTCTGGCGCGGGTTGAATCAACAGAGGAATACTCGTACCGGGTACCGTGGCCAACGAGGCGGCGGCTATCTTCTCGCATTTAGCGAATCCGGTGACGGCTGAGACTTTCTGAATCTCAGAAGGGGGGGGTACGAAGAAGACATCCATGTCCTCTCCAGGAAACCTCTCCACCGCCCAATGGTCAAAGCCGCGTTGGACCTTCTTGGGGTCTTTCACGGGGGACTTATACCCGATCTTGCCTAATTGGGAGGTGAAGGCGTCAAGCTTGGCTAATTCATAGTTCAGCTCTTCGCGCAAGGTAAAGGGTGTGTGGGGGGTGTTCTGGACGAACAACCGGGCCACATCCGCATAAACCTTCCTCTGTATAGGGTCGATATAGGGTTTTGGGTTGGGAAACGGGACGACGACTGCGCCAGCATTCTCGATAAGGCGGCACTTGACAGCTACCGCTCGGTTAGCCGCACAGGTGTCCTGTCGAAGATGGGCGAAGTACTTACTCTCCGCTATAAAGGGATCCATGTCTGTTAAATGTAGACCTACGTCAACCCGAGTTGAATCTTTATGTTCGCACTCTGGTACACCACGGCATGTGATTTTACATCGATAGTCTTTTGGCCACTCCTCAGCTTCCGTATAGATTTTACCGTCCAGACCTTGACAGTAGCGTCCTCTCTCGAAAAGCTGACCTTTACACGATTGTCGGTGGCAGACAAGCGGTTCGGCGACAACCCTTAGGGCGGGTCGCCGTACGTCCGCCCCAGCACGTTTAAAGTCTGGATAGATCTTATGGAAATCATCAGACTGTCGTTGGGGACGGCTAAATTATGGTGGAGTGCCGCTATGATATCAGGGCCTGCAGCTTTCACTGAGGCTTGCCAAGTCTTGGGATCATCAACCAAGGTAGGCAGGTTATCATACGTTGACTCCCAAGCCCGACTTAACACCTCGCCGATGACATTCATGTTGGTCTCAGCTAATTTCAAGTAACACACCTTCTGCACATACGCGTTGGTAACCGTGTAGGGAAGTTTGTCCCACTTGGAGGGGTAGGGTCGGGGTACCCAAGGGACGGACATATATTTCAAGAACTCATAGAGGAATAGAAAGTCGAGAACTGTAAACGCCGGTACCCAAAATTGTCCTAGAGCTTCGTGCCACGGAGTGAAAAACCACATAACGATCCAAACTACACATAGGAGGTAGAGGAATGAAAGGGACACACCAAAGGCATTAACGAGGTCAATATACCGCCACTTCTCGGGTAAGCGGGAGCCTCGAACGAGTCTAACTGAGAAAGTGACAAGTGCTCCAACGTAGAACACTGTGATCAGGCTGTCGCCTGCGCTGACCACCCAGTTTGGCCAGGGAACCTCGAGGACAAAATCGAAGAGTCCCATCAAGCGGAAGAAAACGGACATGAATATCGCGATGATAGCGGGCATCAGGACCGTGACTATTCTCATCCTAGGGGAGAGAGTTTCTGTCCACGGCCAGAAGCGTTCATTCAATGCCAAGTGGGGTTCGATTCCCACATTTACGTCGTCCTCATCATCGGGTTTATTAAAAGGCCCCCGATTCTTATCGAAGAAAGGGTTGTCATCGGTCTTGTCACTCTTAGGACCGGTGATGGCGCTGGCTTCTTCCACTTTGGGTGGTTCTGCGTCGCCTCGTTTCTCCTCAATAGTTTTCTCTCGCTGCTCGGTGGGTGGGAGAGAATGAGACACCCTTGGATCGTTCGGTTTGCAATCCGCACTACGTTGGTGCTTCTTAAAGCCTTCACTCTTGTAGATCATCCTATCGCACTTGTAGCAGCGACCCAATTCCTTATCGGCGGGTGCAGCTGCTGCAGACATGGCGTCTGCCGCGATTACGGACGGTCGTGACTGGGAGCGTGGTGTATCCTTTGATTTCGGCGTGGGTTTCTCGGTGAGGGGACAATTGATA